GCGATAGATATTGTCGAGGCGGTGTTTTGGCAACCCTAAATCTTGAACAGCAACGCCATCTTGCCATTGCTCAAACGACTGACCATCGGCTAATTTTGCGAACAGTGAATTGAGGACAGCTTGAAGCTGGTCAAGGCTGGCAACGCCTGCAATTGAAAATGCCAACTGCCGCTGAATGCCTTGCAACTCGCCGTAGTATTTTGCAGGCAGCACGATTTCGCGTGCATCCATGGCAGCAATCGCTTCATCAAACGGGACATTAAAACCGATGGATACCGTTGTATCAGGCATTCACATAACCCAATACGTCAGCTGCAAACATCGCTCGTTCTAGCATCTGCCGAAATTGTGCGGTATCAGTATCGGCAAATAACACCGCTAATTTATCGGCTAAATCTTCTGGCGATTTTGCAGTTTTAATGGCATTGAAAATTGCCCCTTCAGAAATCGGACTGCTCGAATTTGCCAGTGCGTTGTCTGCTAAATTTTCAATTTCTTGTTGGGCTGAGGTAAATCTCGCGCCCATGGGCGCGTAAAAATTAAACGATTCCCTTCCGCCCATGGGCGGATGGTTTTCATCTTTTCTTGCGCCAATTGGCGCAAAAACATTATCAGCCGCTGAAAATTTCTTTCCGCCAATTGGCGGATTGATGGTTTGATTTGGTAATTCGGCAGGGATTTCAAAATCACCTTCTTCATAGTCGTACACCCGCAGCAAATAATCGGGCGTGAGTTTAAGTACGCCAGCTTGCACCAGCTTGGAATCACGGTCAGCACGTTCAGTTTCCAATCCCGTGTCATCTTCCATCACAAAAGTCGGTGGTTCACCTGTAAAACCGTTCAGCGTGTGCAACGCCGTGACCAGTGTTTGCACCGTTTTTGTCACTAAACGCATATCCGCCTTGCGCCTGTCATCGAGTACCGCTTGATGCACTTTTGCAGCGGCAAAACTACCTGTTTTGCCAACATCGGACGTTAACGTTTGCCCAAGAATGACCTTTTGAATCCGCTTTAAAATGGCATTTTCAAATTGCTCAAAGGTCGCGCCGTTTTGCTGCACGCTCATAAACTCCGCTTCCCAACCAGCGGGGAGCGCAAGCGTAGCGTTTTGCACAGCGGCATTTAAAACAACGGATAAATGGTCAACCGATGGTGTGCCGTCCGCCATGGGCATATCGGGTGCAGTGCCTTTTAAAAAGGGAATCCCAGCGCGTTCAAGATTCTTTGCCCAGAATTTCCAGCCGTTGACGCGAAACAACCACGCCCAGTACAAACGCGACAACACCGCTTCGCCGTAGGGCTGACGGTAGGTTTGATTACGCACGGTGAGCAGAAATTTGTAATCGGTATCAACGGCTGTTCCCATTGGGTCGAGCATCGAGCGATAAATCAAATCACCGTTACTTTTTGGCTCGAACCATTCAAACGGTTTTTCGCTAATCTCCGCGAGAGTAATTTTGCCGTCGGTGTTTTTATAAATTATTTCCTGCACGCTGTAGCCATAAAGTACGGCGTTAAATGCACCGCGCAGTACCGTGGCAATTACGCGCTCGATCTCATTCCACAAGAAATTGTTTTGCCGAACTAATCCTGATTCCAACCGCCATGGTGTTGCAATCAACGCTTCACGACGGGTTTCAATCGCGGCGTAAATTTCGTCATCGGATTCCAAAGTGCGAAGTTCTTTGCGATGAATACCGAGCTTTTTTAAGGTCTCATCGGTATCTGCCATTTGCAGCAGATTGTTTAGCAAATAATCAATTGCCTGCTCGTTGTAGAGGGCTTTCGGTGCGGTCGCCATCAATAAATCCTCGCACCAGAGGTAATCGGGGCAGATTGCGCGATACCTGTTGCGCCATAAAACGCAATCGCCAGTGACATTACGGTGTCATCGTGTTGACCATGCGGTGCGCCGTAACGAATCATGCCGCTGGGCAAGCGTTCTTGGTCAAAACACATGAGTTCGTTAATCAACGGCGAATAATCGGGAATCGAAATCGTGCCTTGCTCAAACGCAATGGCGAGTTTTTCAATGATTTCAGCTTTACTGGCGTTGGTGGTTTGAAACGCACGGACAGGCAGACCACGGCGTTTGGCTTGTTCGAGAAACGGCAACCCTGTGTTGTTGGATTCAATCAGAATTGGTGCGCCTTTGAAGCGTTGCGACATGGCGACCAGCCGCTCCAATTGCATGACGTATTCGACTTGGTTAAATCTATCGACGGCGACAACTTTACGGTCACGCGCATCAACCACGGTGATGACGGTAAAATCCTCAACCCGCGCTAAATCCACGCCGATAACGTAAGCTCTAGCATCGGCATTTTTTTGTTCTTTTCGCCACCAATCGTCGCCATTGATTTCATAAGTGCAAGCGCGAATGTTACGAAACACGCCACCTGCATCATCTAAGAATTGCGCGAGGTATTCTTGTTGGAAAGTACGTTCAGGGAGATTGCGACGGGCTTCTTCAATTTCGTCTGGATGGATAAACGGATTACACGCGGTGGGCATTTGCCAGCTTGCCCAGTTGGGTTCGTGGTTAACACCACGTTGATAACAGTCATAAAAATAATTTCGCCCCTTGGGTGTGGATAAAAACCACGCATCGCCACCAAAATCAGTCAGCGTCGGGCGAATGGCGTTCTCCCATGCAGGTTGTAGCCGTTTAGCAATGCCTGCTTCGTCAATAATCACGCGGCTATATTTACGACCACGCCCTGCATCTTCATCTTCGAGTGACCAGAAATCGACTGCACCGCCGCCGATAATTTCGAGGCGTTTGGATTGCTCACTTTTGCAGGTAATCACGGGCTTTAAGCGGTCTTTGGATTCACGCCACGCGGCATCAAGCACTTTATACGTCGGGGCAAACCAACCGACGGGATAGCCTTGCAACGCGGCAGTCGCTAAATCACTGCACGCACTCGCACCCAACGCCAACATAATGCCGAGCGCGGTTTTACCACTCCGCCGCCCCAAGCAGACCACGTTATAACGGGCGCGACCTTGCCACACCTTTTGTTGCGCGATGTGCAACGCAGGCAATTTAAGTCTTTTTGTCATCAACTTCCCACTCTTTTAAAAAGCCGTCTCACCACAGAATGGCAAGGCGGCAAACCTTAGAACAAAACGAACAGCGTTTTTTCTTATGGCAACAACGCTGCGCCGTCTAAGAAGTGGGTGTATTGAATCGTGACGGTTTTATCCACCAACGTACCGATTTCAGTCGCTAAATAGCCGTCTAAGGCATCAATGAAAATCGCGCCTTCACCATTGGTTACGCGCAAGTCATAAGTCACGCCTTCTGCGGTGACGTGCTGCACCGTGCCTTGGTTTAAAACGACCATGACGGGATGTGCTAAGTTCAATGGCTCGACATCCGAAGTCACTAAAATGGTTTCGATGGTTGTGCCTGTGACCACGCCGCCGTTGAGCAACGCGCTAACTTGGTCTTTGTTGGCAGTGACGGTTGCCGCTAAAGTAGCAACAGACGCATTGACTGACGCAATCGCGGCGTTAATTGCATCTGCAACGCTGGCGTTTGGATTGACCGCGATGTAATCGGCGATTTCTTTTAATGTGTTTAACGCTTCAGGTGCAGCACCGATTAAATCGGCGATTTCTTTACGGAATGAACCGACGGTGGTGGAATCACCGTTGATGGTCGCAACCAATGTTGAAACTGGTGAAACCGCCGCGTTGATGGCATTGGTACGCGCCGTGACTTCGGCGTTAATCGCTTCGGCTAATGCCGCAGTGCTACCTGTGCCAACTGCTGCCGCTTGGGCTTGTAACGCGGCTAACGCTTCTTTTAAACCTGCAATCGAACTTTGACTGTATTGAATTTGTGCCATGAGAAAATCTCCAGAAAGGCAATGACGGTGTTACTTAGTCCGACAACTGAGAGTAGCCTTGCGGCGATTTAATCTTGCGGGGCATCAAAGCGAATGCGCCATTTGGTTTTAGTTTTTTTCTTTGATGAACGCTTGGTTTGTACAAAAACGATTTCTTTAGGCAATTTAAAATTTTCACCTTGCTGGTTTTTTATCTGCTCATCGAGCGCGGCAAGGGCTTCCTTCAAACCTGCAATCGAACTCTGGCTATATTGAATTTGTGCCATTTTTTAGCCTTTGTTCGTTTAGCGTTTTCACCAACTTTCGCACTCGTTCAAATTGCGGTTTGCAGGTGCTTTCATATTCATTTTTCAAACGATTTAACGCGGTGGTATCGACATCAAGGCAAACTCCAGCACTGATAATCGTGTACGATACGCCTTGCTCAATAGCCCATGCGGCAAAATAAAAATCTCGAATAATCATGTCGCCTCAATGTAAGTCACCACAGCCAGTGCGCCTGTGTAGTCGTAGCTGGTATCTAAAAAACGCAAAACGTAATCACCGTTCAAACAGTCGAGCGCAATGTTGTCATGGGTTTCCGTAACAAAATGTCCCACATCACCGTAGGGCAAATAAACTTGCGCGATACCTAATACAAAATTGCCCAGCGGTTTGCTTGGCAACACGCAGACAAAATCAACAATCGGCATCTTCGGCGTGGTGACACAGGTCACGCCACTGGTTGAACCGCCACCACGCACGCCTTCAACTCTAATTACCGACACATCTTGTGATACCAAAATCAGTGGTTGTTGCACCTCGGTGACGATAATGACCACCTCTTGCGTGTTGTTTGAATTTGCAGCCATTACGATTTCGCTCGTGTGATTTGCGGAATCACGAAAACTCGCGCTCTGTAATCATCAATCGGTGGCAAAATAGTGGTGATTTCGTTTGCGGTGCTTTTCACCTGCAAATCGTAGTAATAACTGCCTGCTGGCAATGCGGCTGTGACTTCGGAAGGAATGTGCAAATAACAAATCCCATTCACAGGGTCGTCCATCGGATATTGTCCTGCCACTGTTGAAACGTGCAGCACTGCCGCTTCGTCGGTATCAGCAAAGTCTTTTTTTAAGGTCAGCCAAAATTTGTAGCCCGTGATGTTCGTCACGACCGCGTATTGAATTTGCAGCCGATAATCGTCGCCGTTTCTAATGCTCGGAATGTTCTTTTTAGCCATTGTCGCGCTCGATGATAATTTTTTGCGGTTCGTTATTGTTTTGCTGGGCATTAGTGTTGGTAATGGTCGCAGCGGCTGGGTAATACGGCACAACGCCTGACACGCGCATCGTTGAAACCAAGGTATCGGCGACAATTTTGCAGTCGATGGGTTTAGGTGTTTCGCCCATCGATTTGACAGCCATCATCGCCACTTTTTGCCCCGCCTTGGCGTAAAACTCCCGCACTTTGGTTTGCTCGTCGATGGCTTTGGTGACGACTTCCTGTGCTGTTGAATCCAGTGTTGAAATGACCTCTGAAACCCGCGCCCCGTCTGCGATAAGCTGTTGAAACTTACCTTTCTCCCAACCTTCGTTTTTTGCCCGTTTGCTGACGGTGGAACGGTCGATACCTGTTTCGGTGCTGATGTCATTTAAACTTTTGCCTGTTTCAAATAACGCCTTCGCTTTTGCCCATTGCTCAGGGGTAGCAGGTTTTGCTTTAGCCATCGACCAGCGCGTTGAATAACTCCCCGCTGCTTTCCAAAATGGCTGCTTTGCCTGTGAGTTCTTGCCAGCGACGTACAATCACGTCGCAATACTTCTCCTCGAGTTCCATTAAACGGGCAACACGATTGGTTTTTTCGCAAGCAATCATGGTCGTGCCAGAGCCGCCGAATAAATCCAAAATCATCTCGCCGTCGTTGGAACAATCCAAAATCGCATCGACCACCAGTTGCGTCGGTTTCACGGTGGGGTGGAGTTTTTCGTTGCCGCGTTCTTCATTGGTAAATGATGTGACCATCGGATAATCCCAAACGTTGGTTCGATAACGCCCCGTTCCGCCGAGTTGGAAATTGTTGGTGTGTTTTTCTGTGCCGTTTTTATAGGCGAAAATCAGCTCGTGTTTGTTGCGATAAAACGTTCCCATGCCGCCGTTGTTTTTATTCCAAACGCACAGGTTTTTGAGTTCGGTGTAAATTTCACCAGCGGAGGTGAGTTCTTGAATGTGTCGCCAGTCCATACAAACGTAATGAATCGAACCATCTTTTGAGGCGGCAATCAGGCAAGTGAACACAGCGCGTAAAAAATCGGTGAACTCGTCTTTGGTCATTTCACCCGATGCCATTTTGAATTCACCATGAATTCTGCCGATGCTGTTTTCTGACGCGGCACTGCCCAGACCTGAAATTTTGACGTTGTACGGCGGGTCGGTGAATATCATGTCGGCTTTGTCGCCGTTCATTAGCGCGTCCACAGCATCAATACTGGTACTGTCGCCACACATCAAACGGTGTTTGCCGCATAGCCACACGTCGCCGAGTTTGGTAATCGGAATAGCAGGTAGTTCTGGCACATGATCAAGGTCAGCATCGTCATCAAGCGTGGTGACATCGGTGTCGTCAAATTCACTCAAATCGAAATCTTCAAAGCCTGTTAAATCCAAATCAAAACCGAGTTCGTCGAGTTCTGTGAGTTCAAGGCGTAGCAAATCCATGTCCCATTCAGATTCGCTCACTTTGTTGTCAGCAATGCGAGCCGCTTTGGCTTGTGCAGGTGTTAAATCTGTGCGAACAATAACGGGAATCGTGGTCATGCCCAGTTTTTTACAGGCAAGCAATCGCCCGTGACCTTTAATAATCACGTTGTCGCTATCCACCACAATCGGTACGTCGTGACCATACTCAGCAATCATCGAAGCGAGTTTGTCGATTTGTTCAGCAGGGTGTTTTTTGGTGTTGTTCGCGTAGGGAATCACGCTGTCGATAGCGACCCGAATGATTTGTGCGTCAAATTTGTTCATGTTTGTGTCCACTATCCAATTGAAACCATGCCGCCCGCTTGTTTGTAAGCACTGACTAAAAAGTTCATGGATTGCTCATGTTGTCCATAACCCGCGTTGGGCAAACTCGCCCAGCGTGACGCGCATTTTTTAATCGCTTCTTCAATGCGTCCTTTTTCAATATCTTCTAAGGCATGACATTCGCGGATTAACTGCACGGCAATGGCATCTTGTGAGGCTTTGCCGAAGTCTTTTAAACCCAGTTGTTTTTTATAAGCATCAAAATAACGCGCTAAAATTTGATAGCGACCTGCGGCGGTTGATTTAATGCCCAGTTTTGGCAAATCGACGGCAATGCGTGGATGGTCAGCGTAGCTATTGAAGAATTTGCCGCCAACTAAAACGTCGTACCCATCATCCCCTTTGCCCCACGTTCCTTCGCTTTTAGCAATCGCGTCTAAAAATGCTTTTAAGTTTCTAGCAATCATTTTTCAGCTCCTGTTTTTGCACACTGAGCAATTCCGAGTTTTTTACGCAAAAATAATTCAATGAAATAAATCGCACGGCTGCCCATGTGACCAGATAGCCCCACGAGTGCAGCGGTAATAGTTTGGTCAAGATTAGAGGTTTGGCATAAGAAGAAGGTAATCACGCCAACAAAACTGCTGATGACCATTTCGCCGATAAGTTCGTAAAAACTGAACTTTTTGGTGATGCCTTGTTTGATTTTGCGGATATAGCTGGCAATGCCGCCCCACATGGATAAAAAACACACCCATGCAAACGTCATAATGCTGTCTGCGTTGAAATTAAAAGGATTGGGGAGCATTGGCGTACCCGCTAAAGAGTGGAATTAGCGTTGTACAGTAAAGATTAGTGAGATGGGTTTCTAATCGCGTGATTTAGTAAAACGTGCGAAATTTTGCACAAAAGAAACCTTGAATTGCAAAAATTTTAATTAACAAGAGAGTATTTACTTGAAATTTTAGTCAAATCTTGAAGATCAATCATATACTTGTTCCTCGAAAATTTTTTTGAACCAATTTTAAATTGACGTTCAAATAGTTGCATCGAATCCATCATGTCTTTAATGAAGATGCCGTCTTCAAGATAAGCTACAAGGTCATCAACAGAAAATGATAAATCTTTCCAAGTTCTGTACTTCTTATCGCCAACAATAATTTCGCCAGATTTCAATAAATTAAGTAATTCGTGTACTTGTCTAACAGGATGGCTATTGCATTTATAGCTGTTAAATACTCTATTGCCTATTGCAATACATGTGATGACTTTGTCGGATGGGATAGCATTTTCCCAACCAAGAGAATCAAATAGTTTTTTTTGTTCGGATAAAGTATTTAACCATTTTGCACGTTTTTCTAATTGTTTTGCGGCATGAGTTATACGTTCGTAACTATTCCTTAATTCATAGACATTGCATGGATGAAATGAATTTTTACATTCAAAAATGAAAAGATGTTCATCACGATAAGCAATAATGTCAATTTCTAATTCTTCGTTATTAAATCGACGTTTAACTTCAACTTCTGTCAAAAAACCTATATTTTTTAATGTATTAGAAAGTATTGTTTGCATAGGATCTGGGCTATTCTCCCGCATGGTTAATCTTTTTTGTTCACGGCAAAGAATATTTCTAATCAAGTTAGATGATGCAAGAATGGCAGGAGAAAACATATAGTTATCGGTAGACTTGATTATTGGCGAATATTGTATGTCTATGTAACTAGCGTCTTGAGTATTACAAGTTAGCAAAGCTAAGATTTCTTCAGCTTTAATTTTAGAAAGAAGAATTCTATCGAAAATGGTTATTAACTGATTGTTATCAAATACAGGAACACATGATTGTAATTGAATTTTGTATCTATCTGATTTACTTGAATGCTGTGAAAATGCTTCATGAAAACAACTAAGTGTAAAAAGAAAGAATCTTTGAATTTTTAAAATATCGATTACGGTTATATTCCCTACTACAGGGGACTGAATTGCTTCGTTTTCAGAAATGTAATCTTCTATAGATAACGCCTTCAAATTTATATAGTCTTCTAAAAATAGGTTGTCATTAGAAAATATGTTTAGAAATTTTTCATTATCTGGTACTTGAAGCACATAGCGAGCTATTGGTTTCTTTTTTATCTCTAAAAATTTTTTTTCTGTTAGTTCAAGAAAAGAATTTGCCATTTGCAATACAGATGGAATTTTTGAAAGCATTTTTTGATAGTGATAGGTTTTGATCTGCATTTGCATATTTGATTGAATGTATCCAAGATTTATTGATTTTTCTAAATCAATATCAATAGGTTCAATTTTAATTTCTCCTTTTTCATTTTTTAATGCTTTATATGGGAAAGCATCAACAAGTATCTCCATAGAATTAAATTGACACATTTTCGCCGCATCGATGAGCAATTTTGAATAAAATTCTTTTTTAGAATTATCAATTAAACAAAAGTGATTTTTTTCAATTTCGCCAACATTAGTTTGAAATAAAGTAAAAAGGTAAGAAAAAGCTTCTGCCATACTTTCTCGAGAGTATGCCTGAACAGAATCTGTCTTTAATTCAAGATTACCGAGTGATTCATCTAAGAACATTCCGTCAACAGTCGCTAATAACGTTTTGATAACGTAATTTCTCTTGATTGATAGACGGGCTATAAGAGAATTTCTTTGTTTTATTAACTCATCACTTAATAACAATAAATTATTAACCGATTGAAAATATTCGATATGCTCTTGAGTCAGTGCATAGTGGTTTGCATTTTCCAGCATATCATTTACCAATGACTGCAAAACTTCCCCTTTATATTCATATTTTGAGCATCTAAAAAGACCTTCTCGCCGTATTGTTGAAATAATTTTTTCAGGGGATGTAAGTAACATTGCTCTCATGATGGAAATTGCATCACTAATTTTTCTATTTGAAATATATTCTCTAAGTTTTTCTTTAGCTGTTTTCAAATCACTTTTGGATAATTGATATTTTTTCATTTTAAATTGATTAAAAATGTCCAATGGAGAACTAGTGTTATTTATCTCAAAAATAAATTGCGCTAAATCCATGTTAAATCTCTCCCCAAGCAATTGCCGAAAGTTCGTTTTTTTCGACTAACATAATAATTCATCAAATTCACATGTACATTTTTCCATTAAACTCACTTCGTGTACCAGCATTAGAAATTTTCTTGTCTTTTGTTACGTTGTTCTTTGATAATTTTGCATATGTGTTGGTAGCACAAATCATACTCTCGGCAGAGCTGTAACGCATTGCGTCCGTTAAATTTACGATAAATTTCAGCGTTACGTTCGGAATAGTTGTTAGATTTTTTATGGATGTAAATTGGTACGCCACCGTAGTTTTGGCGAAAATTTAGTGTTAGGTCTTCACTGATGTCTTCAGCGACTTGGGATTCAACTGAGCGGGCTTTGAGTTCACGCGCAATAAATTCACGCATTTCTGTTAAAAAATTGGGCATCATCAAGCCTCCAAAGCGTTACGGGGGCAAGATTATAAATGACTTATAAACAGCACAATTAAAAATAAATGGCATAAGAGCGTCGAGAAGAAATCAGGTACAACTCCGTGAGGAAATCTATAAGAATAACGCCTCAGAAATGCTACAATCACAACCACTGGACGATGTCAACGCACATGTTATTGCGTAAACCATTTAAATCACCACAAAATATACAAAAAATGAATTTACTTAATATCTTTGAAGCGTTGAAATCACGGTCTTTTTCATTTCGTCAACTTCAATCAGAATTAAAACACCATCAAATGCCATCAGCTTTGGGTTGGGATTTATTACAGAGTCGGTATTCTAATAATTCACTTTTTGAAGATGATGAATTGGCAAATTGGAACAATTCGTTGCAAATGATATATGCAAATCATCTTTGGTATGGTGCAAAAGCTGTTGTCATATTCACCTTAGGGCAGAAAAGTTGTTTAGATTTAATCGATGAGTTTTCTAAATTAAATTTAGAGCAATCCCCTTATAAATCTAGCTATCCATTGCCATTGACAGAATGTGAGCTCAAGGAAATAACAGCAAAGCATTTTGCTAGTTTTTTTTCAAAAGATGACGAAGCGCGTTTAATTTTTTGTAAAAAACGTGCGGTAAAAATTACCGAATTAATTACATACGATACTTTAGAACCTGCTTTCGTGAAACATTTAGGAGAAGTTGAGGAAATAATTGTTGTTCGTAATAAACTGATTCAATCATTCGACAGCATTGTTATTCGTCCAGATAAAAACAGATTGGAAATCCATATTGATATACCAAATCAATTAACTACAGAAGAAATATTGGAGTCAGTCAGAATTCTTAAACACACTATTGATAAAACATTGCGTGAATTATCAAGTGATGAAGAATTGAGCAGCCCGATAAACTTTTTTCCCAGCATTGCAAAATTGTACAAGGAAGATGATGGCTGTGTCCTTCAACTGAAACATGCTACAGGGACGGCTTCGATTAAGGATGAAAAAATGAGAGGGAATAAATATTTGGATTTAAGAGAGGAATTATTTCACGAAAAAGGAATTGAGGCAGTTGGAGGGGATACCAATTGTTACTCAATAACAAAATGTTGGGAAACAGATACAGGACATTATCCACAAGTTACAATTTCTGGAAGTTTATCTCATACGGTATCTTCAAATCCGACCATCGAATATGTTGTTATTGATAATAGTGGATGTGAAAAGAATTTTGAAATGGTCATTACTAAATTACTCGATACTGCAAAGTGAATAAACAAAAAATCATTCAATATATGGAAGAAGACCTCAGTAAATTACCTGATTTGCTAGAAGTTTGTCGTGCCATTTTTGATTATATTTGTTCACAACCAAAACAAAACCTGAGGCATATTACATTTGGAGCATTGAGTAGAGCGGCAAACTTAACCCAGACACATGAAATTATTCCAGCGGTGCAATACCTTACAGGAGAACGACTACACTTATTATCAACAAAATTTGAATTCATAGATGGTGATTTTGTTGTAGATATTCCTATTGAGGATGTAACCGAAGCAAAAGAAAAAAATGTTTTTTTCCATCCTGATAAAGGCGAGGTGATGAGTGATTTTGAATCAAAACTGTTTATGTATTTCACGTTAAGCCCTGATGGCGAAAAACTACTTAGCGGACAAATTTGAAATGCAATTAGAGTCACTTTCATTGGCTGATTTTAAAAATTTACGCGAACTTCGTCCAGATTGTGCCAGATTTGCAGATTTCATACTTGTGCAAACTTATGAAGAATTTGTAAATATTCTCTACCAAAATATTGATGAGTGCATCAGATTGATGGAGGGTGGTCGTAACCTTAGAAAAAATGATGGTGAAGATCGTTTAACTGAGGATTTTAGAATGTTTTTGCGTGCTAAAGGCTATCAAGCAAGGCATGACGAAAATATAAATGGGCATAGTGACTTAGTTGTTAGTCAGAAAGATAAGCCCTATTTATGGTTGGGCGAAGCAAAAATTCATGATGGTGGTTATACTTATTTGCGGCAAGGTTTTGATCAATTAACTACACGTTACTCGCTTGGAACTGAGGACGCTTTCCACGGTGGATTATTGATTTACATTCGTCAACCCAAAGCCGCAAAAATAATTGCAACATGGAAAAAACGACTTGCAGCATTTAAATTAGATGATTATTCGGAATCAGAATGTGCAATGAAACCAAATTTGGCTTTTTTCTCTACGCATTGCCATGAGAGTTCTGGGCTACCTTTTACTGTTCGACACATGGCTATAGTGTTACACCACAATCCCCAAGATAAATGAAACCTTCTGTTATTTATTAGTCAACATCAACAAATCAAACACCACCTTAGCAAAACCCGCCGATTTTGCTGGATCAGATAACAGCTGCATCATTTGATTTTGATGTGCTTCGCCACTTTCCATAATTGCGTCGTCAATGGCTTTCGGGAAATTGCCGAGCATGGCTTGTTCGGGTGTATTTTCTGTAATTTGCTTCATTACCAGCGCATTTTCGCTGATTTTATCTCGAATCGTGTAAGCGTAATTCACCATGTCTTTATCGGTTAAATGGTCGGTGATAAACAGCTCATTCAAACGTTCAATAATCTGTGACAAAAACGCTTCTTCGATATTTTTTGCCGTTGCCGAGCCTAAATCACTTGCAGGCTCAAGCGGCTGTGGCGCGTCTATTTGCAGTTTCAAATCTTGTTGACGAATAATCGACACACGGTAATGACTGAGCGCAACGTCGCTTAAATCAATGTCATCTTCTTCCATAAAGGTTTCGCGCAACATCGGGCGCAAATGACGAGCAAACAAACTGAGCTTTTCTAAATCCTTGTCGTCGTAATCAACGATTTGTGACATGAATTCATAAAAGCGAACAAACGTGCCTAAATCCTTTTTGAAAATTTCGAGTTTGTCTTTTTCTTTTTTGCATTCCTTGAAACTGTTTTCAGCGTTGGTAATCAGCACCGCATCAGCGGTTTTTTTGGTACGCTCAAACATATCTTTTGCTTGTTTAAACGCTTCAACGGCAGATTGATAACGCTTTTGCCAACGCTCTACAGCGGGTTTGCAAATGTTAGCGATTGCCGCATTGCTTTTGCTTTTCACAAAAAATGCCGCGCAAAATTGTTCGACTTCGTGCCATGTAAAAATCCCCGCTGCGCGTAATTTTTCAGCCAAATCAAAAATCAAATTCGGGTCAGATACGTCGGCGAGTTCGGCTGTTTGATAATATGGTTGAAACGATTCGAGGATGTCTTGCGGCTGGTTGAAAAAATCTAAAACGAACGTCGTTTCTTTGCTTAAATAGGTACGATTCAAGCGCGACAAGGTTTGCACGCATTCCACACCGCCGAGTTTTTTATCAACGTACATCGCGCAAAGTTTGGGCTGGTCGAATCCCGTTTGAAATTTGTTCGCCACAATCATCACTTGGTAATCGTCCGAATCGAACGCTTTACGCAAATCGCGTCCTTTTAAATTCGGATTCATGTTGCTTTCGGTGAATTTTTCACCAATCAAACCTTCTGAATTTGGGTCTTTGTCGGTGAATTCGACTTCGCCTGAAAATGCCACCATCGCATGAATGTTTTGATAGCCTTTTTCGATGATGTATTTGTCAAAGCCGTGTTTGTAACGTACCGCTTCTTTGCGTGAACTGGTGACAACCATCGCTTTGGCTTGTCCGCCGAGTAAGCCCATCACGTTATCCTTGAAATGTTCAACGATGATTTGGACTTTTTGCGAAATGTTGTAATCGTGTAGACGCACCCATTGATTGAGTTTTACTTTTGCGCGTTTGCTTTCCACTTCTTGGTCGGCTTCCTGAACTTTTAACGCCAAGTTGTAAGCGACTTTGTAATTGGTGTAATTTTTAAGCACATCAAGAATAAAACCTTCTTCGATGGCTTGGCGCATACTGTAGACATGAAACGCGGCAGGTAAATTCGTTTTCGATGCTGGCTCATTTGGATTGGGTAATCTGCCGAATAATTCGAGTGTTTTTGCTTTGGGCGTGGCGGTGAAGGCAAAATAACTCACATTCGGTGAAGCGCGACGCGAAGCAATCGTGGCATCTAAAATATCTTCGGCGGTCAAGTCTTCATCGTCAATTTGCGAATCGGTCATCAAGACTTCTTTTAATTGTCGCGCCGTCGAGCCTGTTTGTGATGAATGCGCCTCGTCAGCAATAATCGCGTAGCAGCGTTCTTTTAAACTCACGCTATTTTCGATGGCGCGTAATACAAACGGGAAGGTTTGAATCGTCACGATAATAATCGGCTGAGAATTTTCAAGTGCGGCAGCTAATTTTTCAGATTTTGAACCATCGCCTTCTTTGTTGTTGATGCGTCCGACAACCCCATCAACGTGTTCAAATTGATAAATCGTGTCTTGTAATTGGTCATCTAAAACCGTGCGGTCTGTGACGATAATCACCGAGTGAAATTGCTTGTTGCCGCCCTCGTTGTAAAGTGACGAAAGTTGATGCGCCGTCCATGCAATTGAATTGGATTTGCCAGAACCTGCGCTGTGTTGAATTAAGTATTTTTGCCCTGTACCTTCGATTTTTGCGGCATGAAGTAATTTTTTCACCACGTCCCATTGATGATAACGCGGAAAAATTAAGGCTTCTTTTTTATATCGCCGACCTTCCCAATTTTCTTTTTCTTCGATTTGCAAATGAACAAAACGCGCCAAAATGTTCAGCAAATTTTCAGGCAATAACACTTCATTCCAAAGATAAGCCGTTGCGTATTGATTCGCATCGTCGGGCGAATCGTTACCCGCGCCACCATCTGCTGTGCCTTTGTTGAACGGCAGAAAATAAGTGTCAGCACCTTCAAGGCGTGTGGTCATATAAACTTCGTACTGACTCACCGCAAAATGCACCAACGCGCCACGCTTGAAAGTTAGCAACGGTTCAGGTTTTTTGGTGGTTGGGTCAGTTGGCAAGCGCGTGGTTTTATATTGCTTAATCGCGTTGTGTACCGCTTGTTTAAATTCGGATTTGAGTTCGAGCGTCGCAATCGGCAAGCCATTTACAAATAACACTAAATCAATTCGCGCCAAATTTCCCCACGCGCTATAAACCAATTCAGGCACAACGCGGCAACGGTTTTTTTCATAACGCGCCAACGTGTCAGGGTTTAAATCGTGTTCGGGTTTGAATTGGCATAACCGAAAGCGCGTGTTTCGGTCTTTGATTTCGTGACGTAAAACACCGAGCGTGCCGAAAGTTCGCATTTCTTTGTTGGCGGCGTTTGGGTCGGCTTTGCTGAGTTGATTTGCAACACGTTCTAAAAATTTTTCGTCGGCATTATTCGGGTACAACGCACAAAATTTTTGCCATTGTTGCGGCTGGGTTTCTTGCACAAAACCGAGTAAATCTTCCGAATACAATGCTAATTCACGGTTATAGTTTTCAGATTTTCCGAGCAACCAACCGTTAGCGAGTAATTGCGAAATGATGTCATTTTGGAACGGTAATTCGTTGGCTTTATTCGTCATAAAACGTCCCATTCCCGCACATCAATTTTCCCTGTCACTGCCGCAGAAATTAGGGCATCACGACGTTCTTGTAACAATGAAATCATGCACTGAGTATCTTTGATTTGACCCAGTGAAACACCACCTGTCATTTTTTGAATTAAAGCGTGAATTTTAAGAGTTTCGTTATCAAGGAAATCAACAATTTTTTGTTGTTCTTCCAATGTAGGGACTAATAATGGTAAACGTCGCATATCATCAAACTTCATTGATTGACGTAAACCGCCACCCATTCCATAAAAAACTTTTGTTGTATCGTATGAGTGTAATAATCGATACAAGAAGCGGTCATTTAAGTGATTATTTCTCGCAACTAATTTCAAATATGCCGAAGTGATGATGCCGTTTTCTTTGGCGTGACCAACTCTCAAACTTCTTTTATCATTTTGTAAATCTGTCAGTCTTAGAATTAAATCACCAGAATTTACTAATTGATAAGTGTTAAACGATTCAGGTAAAAGCCCTGCATTTTCTTCCACATCCCTTTTTACTATATTGCCATAACTCAGGGACAAAACATTGGTCTCAAGCCCATTTGAGTTTTTTATTGATTCTGTATAAACCACCGCAAAAAGAGGCTTTATATCCCAATGAGTAGGTATGTCTCCTACCCACTCAACATCAGAATTTTTATATGCGGGGTAGGTTTGGTATTTGCCAGACATCACGAATGCACCTCTTGTAATAATTTTTTAAGTGACAGAATTAAGGTCATTGGCTGAGTTGGTGAAACAACAAAGCCGTGATGTTCATAAAATGCCTTCGCTTCAACCGATAACGCATGAACCAACAAACCGCGAATGCCTACAATTTCAGCGGCTTTTGCGGTGCGAATCACAGCATCTTGAAGTAACGCCACACCAATTCCTTTACCTTGATAGGTTTTATCAATCGCCAAGCGTCCTAAAATAGCGACAGGAACAGGGTCGGGCATATTGCGTCGAATGGAAGCAGGCGTACTTTTTAATTCCAACGCACCTGAAGCCAAACAATAATAACCCACCACTTTCTGCTCATCGGTGACAACGTAAGTGCGTGACGCGCCGTTGATTTGATTGGCATAAGCGCGTTTTTTCAGCCAATCATCAAGACTATCAACGCCACAAACAAAATCATCAAGTTGATGTTGCGCTGTTAGCAAAGTGGGTGAAGATAACATCATTCGTTCCACGGTTTGCGAGCTGCCATCAATCGTTCAAATCCTTCACCGCTCGGTGGCTCATCAAGAACATTCAGAAAATGGTTGTAGGTTTTTTGGTCAACGCGCACCAGTGTTTGGTCAAGCAACGATTCTTCTGCGGCTCTACGAGCGGCTTCAATCATAAAATCTGCTAGCGTTTTACCTTGTGCTTTGGCGGCTTTATCAATCAAGGTGCGAACATCATTGCGAACCCGTAAATTGAGCGCACGACTTGAAATAGGCTGTGTGGTTTGGTGGTAAGGCATAAAAATTCCTCTAGGAATGAACTTCTTGCAACAGTTTCATAATTTCTGCGCTAACGGCATCTAAATCGGCATCAATTTCGACTAAATCACGCGGCGGCTGATATTGGTAAAAATGGCGATTAAATGGAATTTCATAACCCACAATGCCGATTTCGCCGTCTTTGTCATCGCGTTTGCTGGCATCAATCCAAGCGTCGGGAACGTGCGGCAACACTTCTTTTTTGAAATACGCTTCGTTGATGTCATTCACGCTTAAAGCAGGATTTAGCGCGACGTTTTCATTATCGCGTAATTCGGAATCGGCTTGATATTCGATAATTTCGCCGCCGACTTCAAATAAACCATAAAGCGGATTGGCTTTGCCTTTGTGAATTTTCTTGATGACTTTTTCGGCGGCTGGATTGCGCCAACTTACGGCATCTTTGAGTTGCTTTTTCTCTTTCGTATCAAGTGTGACGGCGGCTTTTTTACAGGCAATTTTTAGCGCATCTTCAAAACCGTTCATGTCATCGAATTGCGCTAAACCGATAACGCCTTGCAGTTTTTGGGCTTTTTCTAATAATGCTTTTTGGTCTTGCCAAAGTTTGGGTTCTAAAACGTCTTTGATTTGTTTTTCTTTGAAATCGGGGAAATGAATTTTGAGATGTTTGCGGATTTCGTCATGGTCGCTTAAATCGTCGCCAAACTGGGCATAAATCGATTTCATTGGCGCGTTCAACGCACCTGCCGCAAAACGCAATTCTTCAATGCGTTCGTCGCTAAACTGAAACGATTCACGCAATGGGCGTTCAATAGTGATGCGACGATAACCGAACTCGTAACTGTTGAAGATTTTGCTGGCGAAGGTTTTAGCTGCCTCGGTTTTTGGATTTGCCGATTGGCGACCACGATTGCTTTTTTGTTCGGCGGGTTTATCAAGTTCACGCGCTTCGATTTCGACAAACTCACCAAACGCACGAGTGACAGTTGCAATGTCGCCTTCGTCCATTTCGTTACGTTTTGAGCCGAGCGACTTTCGCATTTTGCCGCATAAATTTACCGCGTTAATCAGTTGCACTTTGCCTTTACGTTCACGCGCTTTTTTATTTGATAAAATCCAAACATACGTTGAAATGCCTGTGTTGTAGAACATATCGGTTGGTAACGCGACAATCGCTTCGAGCAAATCTGCTTCTAAAATATAACGACGGATTTCAGATTCACCCGACCCCGCGCCACCTGTGAATAAAGGTGAGCCGTTGAGAATAATCCCAATGCGTGCGCCACCGTCTGCCGTGTCGCGTAATTTGCTGATGAGATGTAACAAAAATAACAACGAACCGTCTGAAACTCGCGGTAATCCTGCACCAAAACGCCCGTCAAACCCTTTTTGGGTATGTTCGTCTTTGATGTCAGTTTCAATCTTTTTCCAGTCCACACCAAACGGCGGATTCGACAACATATAATCGAATTTTTGTGAATAAAGCTGGTCATTGGAAAGCGTGTTGCCGAGTTTGATATTTTGAACTTCTTGCCCTTTGATGAGCATATCGGCTTTACAAATCGCGTAACTTTCAGGATTGAGTTCTTGCCCGAATGCTCGAATCACCGCATTGGGATTGAGTTCATGGACATACTCCATGCCTGAGGATAAAAAACCGCCTGTGCCTGCTGTCGGGTCATAAATCGTGCGAATAATGCCGTCTTTTGTGAGTGCATCATCGTCTTCCATAAACACCAGTGAAGTCGTTAAGCGCACAATGTCACGCGGCGTAAAATGTTCTCCAGCAGTTTCATTTGAACTTTCAGCAAAACGGCGTATCAATTCTTCAAATACCAAGCCCATTTCATAATTGGAAATCGCTTTCGGACTTAAATCGGCTTCGCGTACTTTTTGCACCAGTTTATAAAGCAAATTCGCGTCACTCAGTTGCCCGATAAATTCTAAAAATTTGAAATGTTCAAAAATTTCACGGGCATCTTTGGAAAAAGCGAGGATGTACGATTCGAGATTGGCAGCAATGCCTGATTCGCCTAATTTCGACAAATCCATTTTTGAGGTATTGAAAAACGACAATCCGCCTGTGGCTTTGAGCAAAAACTTTTCTTGTGCTTCTTCAGGCAGATTCATGGCTTGCAATCTGTCAAATTCTGCCAGTACCGCTTCTTTTCTATCTGCCAAAACGCCTTCAAGTCGGCGTAGTAATGTGAAGGGTAAGATAATGCGCCCGTATTGACTTTGTTTGAAATCACCGCGTAATAAATCGGCAAGTGACCAAATGAAGGCGGCTTGGTTGTTGGTGTTTTGGCTCATGGTTTTAGGATTTAACTCAAATGTTAGGTTGATGTTTATTATCTATTTTCAATTTTTGGATAACTTCATATCCACGATTTTTCAATTACCTAGATATACAAAACAGGCAAAAAAGATTGCCATTATTTGAACTATCTTAGGTCAATAATTGCTATTTAATTGCCTGTTTTTTGATTTACATTTTTACTGTTCGTTGCTATCCAATGTGAAATAGCTTCGTCAAAGGATTGTAAAAAAGTTTCAATATCCGCGATTTCCTTCTTTTTTTGCGGCTCTGGCAGCCGTTTAATCATATTCAACATTCGTACATCCTCTTCATCAAAACGCCCCCTCCCATTGTCGCCTTGTTTGGCTTGGGTTATCCGCACACCCGTCAAAATATAGTTCACATCAGCCCCTAATTCGGCAACGCTTGCCAAATAATGTCCATCTGGGCAACGCTCACCCGATTCATATCGTGCTTGCGCCCGTTTTTGAACCCCTCCTGCAAGAGCCATTTTCTCTTGCGTGATGCCTAAGCGGGCGCGTTCTTCTTTAAGTCGATTTCCTATGGTGTTCATATAGCCTCTATAATTTCTTGCAAAAGTCCTTTTGGACTGCTAAAGTTTAACCATGTTGAGCTAGTAGCTCAACGGCTACAAAATATCACAAAGGGGGATAAATGCAACAAAGAAAGAGCGTTAAAACAACAGAAAAACCCGACCTCGCAAAACTCAAAGATGAATTTTTGGACATCAAGATTGGGTTCTTGAGACGAGGCTCAACGGTCACTAAATTTTGTAGGTCAAACGGACTTAATCGCAGGCACGTTTTTATGGCTTTTAATGGGCTATGGAATGGTGAAAAAGCCCAAGCCTTGCGTGAACGTCTTGCTAAAGCCTCAAGGGGGGAAGAATGAGTTTTCAAGATATGTCTTGGGCAGTGGAGCAAGTTTTGCCACTCAAAGAAAAAATGACGTTATTGATGCTTGCCAATCACGCTAATCATCACACGGGGCAATGCAATCCGTCTTTAACACGATTGGCACTGGAATGCGGAATGAGTAAGGATTCGGTAATGCGAGCTATCAAATCACTAGAAGAAAAAAATCTGGTGATTCCGATACGTCAAAAGGTAGGCGGAGTGAATTTGCCTAACCAGTATCAATTAGCAACCAGTAGTAGCACGTTGCAACCACCCCCAGCACACAGCCACGACCCTAGTCGCACACAGCAGGGAGGGGGTAGTCGCACAGTGCAACTCAAACCTATAAATACTAAACCTATAAATGAAACAAATATTACTACTAATGAGCCGCCTGAAAATTTTGAAAATTCGGAATTGAAATTAACCACCGAACAATCGGAATGTTTTGAATGGGCTAAAGAAAATGACTACTGGCATTTAACCACATCGACCATCGAAGAATTTTTACTGGTCTACAACAATCCAAAAGGAGGTATGCGAAAACAATTTCAAACCTACAAAAAATCAACCCATCCCATTAAATCAAACGGAGGAAATCATGCAGCACATCAGCTCGCATCTCAAAAACTATCCGCAGGAGACCGAATCCGAATCGCCAACGGAATCCCACTCAATGACGAACCCAACGTCATCGACAGCACCGCCACTCACGTCGCTTGAAAAGACGCGGCAATTTTGGGCAGCAATGGGAGACATTTACGGCACGCAATGGACAAATGCGTTTGGTCATAAACCGAATCAAATTTGGATAGCTGAAATCGAACGCTTAACGGTCACAGAAATCAGTTTGGGAATTGAACGATGCAAACACTCAGGTTCGCCGTATATCCCAAACCTGCCGCAATTTTTAGCACTGTGCGACCCATTACACGGTTACACAGAAGAACAACGAGCGTTTTACGCCAGAACAAAAGGAGGCAATGAACCAAAAGAATTACCTAAACCACCACCCAATCCTGAAATCAAACGGGCTGCGTTAGCAGAGATTAAATCGACGCTGGGAATGCCTGAAACGAAAAAGCCAGAGCTGTAGGGCAAATACAGCACTGGCTAAAAACACGGTCAAAGACCGCATTTGAATTATCGAGGTTCAATTATGACACGAAACGAAATAGCACGACAAACCTGAAAAACGTTGAGACAACTCAACATAAAAACACACCCGTAGCTTTTGCTACCTCCTGACCTCGCGCTGCTGCAAGGTAGCGCATTTTTTAAGGGTAGAAAAATGACAGTTATAGCAATCGAACTGGCGATTATCGCCGTGATGCTAGTGCTAATCCACAAACAACAAGTTAACAACACCCGCCGTGAAAAACTGATTAAAAAAACATGGCGTGCAATGGGAGCAAACCGATGAATACCGCAGTAATTGAACAACCACAAACTAAACCTGCCACGGTGGGTTATTTCGAGCGTCCTGAAATCAACTGCTCAGGATTGAAACTGATTTTGCAATCTCCCGCGCATTTCAAACACGCGCAGACTTCGCCACGGGTGGAAACCAAAGCGATGCAAATCGGTACAGCAGTTCACGCTTTAACGCTTGAACCCGTGAAATTTGCACAAGATTACACGGTGCTGCTCGATGACATCGACAAGCGTACCAAAGCTGGCAAAGAAGCGTGGGCGGCGTTAGAAGCGCAAAACAAAATCCTACTCACCCGCGATGAATTTGAACAAATCAAAAACATCAGCGAAGCGGTAAAAACGCACCCAACGGCAGAAAAAATTCTGGAATTCGGATTTGCTGAACTAGAAATTTACACTCAAATTCAAGGTGTACCTGCCAAAGCTAAAATGGACTGGTATCGCAAAGGCATCATCGCAGATTTGAAAACCACCGACGACTCAAGTCCCGCAGGATTTGCCAGAGCGTGTGCCAAATACGGCTATGCGATGCAGGCGGCTTGGTATTTGGATTGCGCCAATGCACAAGGCATGGAAGTGCGAGAGTTCATTTTTATCGCGGTCGAAAAATCCGCGCCTTATTGCGTCGGAATTTACACGCTCGACGATGAGACGTTGGAACGCGGACGAAACGATTATCGACGGGCGTTAGCGATGTACCAACGCTGCCTTGAAACGGGCGTGTGGCATGGCTACTCCACCAACATCGAAACCTTAACGTTGCCTACATGGGCATTCAAACAAGCCGCGTAAGCACGGAGAAAAGTCATGAGCTTAAATCAATTTCCAACTCAAACCACGCCATCAAATTTAAGTCCGATGGCACAAACTGACCAAAACCGTGCGGTGGCGGAAGTCCAAGCGGCGATGATGATTGCCAGCATGAACCCGCGTAATCAACGTGGTGCAATGGACAGAATTTTAAATGCCTGCACGCGGCAATCGCTCGCCGAAAGTGCGGTTTATCAATTCGCTAGAGGTGGCGCAAACGTCTCAGGCGCATCGATTCGACTTGCCGAAGCCATTGCTCAACAGTGGGGCAACATTCAATTTGGAATCCGAGAACTCGAACAGCGCACGGGCGAAAGCACGGTTCAAGCCTTCGCATGGGATGTTGAAACCAATACCCGCCGCGAAGTGACGTTTCATGTCGCCCATGAATTGCACACGCGCAAAGGCGTGAAAAAACTCACCGACCCGCGTGATATTTACGAGATGGTGGCAAACCAAGGCGCACGGCGGTTGCGCGGCTGCATCTTGGCAATTATTCCCAGCGATGTCACCGAAGCAGCGGTAGCCCAATGTGAACGCACCTTAGTTACCACCGCCGACGTTACGCCCGAAGCAATTAAACGCTTAGTGGAAGCCTTTGAAGCCTTCGGTGTAAGCAAAGAACAAATTGAACTGCGAATTCAACGCAGGCTTGATGCCGTTCAGCCTGCACAGGTGGCGAATTTACGAAAAATCTACGCCAGTATTCGTGATGGCATGAGTACCGCCGACGAGTGGTTTGAAAAGCCTGCCGCCAAATCGCGCAGCGTGGAGAGTTTGATTGAAGTCGAGCCGCCAAAAGAACCTGAACTGGTGGCAGAACAGTTGCCCATGAGCAACGCTGAACTGCCACCTGACCCTTATGGCGAATGGATTGGCAAAATTGAAACCTGCCAAACAGTCGGCGACATTGCCAAATTGCTCAACGAAATGCCTGCCAATGTGAAAACCGATTTGAAAGAGTTGGTCACTAAACGGCAGGACGACATCAAAGCACAGGCTCAACAAGAAGCCGCGCAATAACCCGTTTCAAAGCTGCTCGCTTATCAAGGCGAGCAGCACTTTCGGAGAAAAATGATGAGTAAAAATTTATCAAATACCGAGAGCAAGGCTCTCAAATTGATTCAAAAAGAGGGCATTACACGTTATCTGTCGCGCCAAGCCAATGTTGAGCGACGCAACAAAATCCGTGAGTTTGATAGTTATGTTGGCAGCGATGGCAAAGGTTCAACATCACCCGCAGGCATGGCAATTTCAATCGCTCGTGCCATCAAAGATTCGTTTGGTGTGGCAGTAGCAGAAATGAATGAGTGGCAATTAAACCAACTCATCATGCTCGAAAACAGCGCGATTCAAATTATCGAAAACGGTATGAAAGCTAATCTGCCGCGTGTCGAAATTCGCCAGCGCATTTTCGATGTTATCAAGCTCAACAAACAGCAATACGACATTATCAACGGAGATTCAAAATGAACGAATTACAACAATTACCCGATATGACGCTCGAAGAAGCACAAGTTAAACACGCCGAACTTAAAGCCCTTGAAAGTGTCATGCGTTCAAGTTTGCTTGAAATGCGTGACCGCAAAGGTTGGAAAGTTTTAGGTTATTCGAGTTGGGCTGAATACGGTGAAACAGAATGGGGATACGGTCGCCAATACTTAGACCGACTAGCAACCGCTTCTCGCATTCAACAAATTGTTGCGCCAATTGGCGCAAGCGATATTCCTGAAAGCAATTTACGTCCGCTTGGAAAAGTTCCCGATGCAGATAAATCCGCAGTGTACGAAGAAGCCGTTGAACGCGCCTTAGCCGAAGGTAAAAAACTCGGTGCAAAAATGATGGAAGATGTCGTAGCTGAATATCTTGCAAAAAATCAAACCATGCAACAACGACTCGATTGGCTTGAAATCAATAAAGAAGCCATTACTCAGCAAAACGACCAGCTTCGCAATGATTTAGCGTTCAAGGTAAATGAAAAGGTTGATGAAAAATTAGCTATCGAACGCGCCACCTTGATTCTTGAAAATTCCAATGCGTTACAGAACGCACAAAAATTGATTGATGACGCGCAAGACACCATCGAACGCCTGCAACAAGAATCCGCTGACCAGCTTGAACGTTTCAAAAAAGAAAAAGACAAAGCCGTCAGAGACGGAATTAGTCTTGAATTAAGCAAACGTGAAACTGAACTGCGTCAGCTGGATTACCAAGTGGAATCGTTGCAAAAACAAGCCGCCGAATTACGAAATGCCCGTGATTTGCTCGACACAGAAAATGGCATCATCAAACAGCACCAAGAGAGCATCAAAGATGTTGGAGGGGCAATTCAGGACATCAAAGCCGCGTTATATCTAGCAAACGAGAGTGGCAGCATTCCCATCGAACTGATGAACACTTGGCATTCGTTACACGCTGCCTTCACCGAATTAGCCAAAGAATTTAATGCGTTTTGTATTCGTAGCGCGAATGGCATGGTGATTGATGGCAACGCGCTTGCGTCGAATTCCGCCGATGATTTTGATGACCTCTCTTTTATCGCTTGGGGAAACGCATGAACGAACAACAACGCGCCACCATCAATCAAAAATTGGACAGATTACGACTCAAACAGCGTCGCAAAACTAACTGGGGCAAGGGGTTTGTAATTCCAAAAAAGAAAACTGATATTGAATTCGTAGAAGCAGCTCGTTTTAAACGAATAGCGGTTGCTAAATCAAAGGTGAAGACAAGTTATCGGATGGAGACCACTGAATTATGACTACGCTAGATTTAAAAGAAGCGGCGGCATTTTTAAAAATTCATCCTGAAACCATGCGGCAAATGGCATTAGCAAAAAAAGTGCGTGGTACAAAAATTGGGCGACGGTGGGTTTTCCTTCAAGAGCATCTTGTTCAATTACTTACAGGCGATTATCCTAAACAAGGCGGCTTGCGTCTTGTGGTTAATAATGCACAGGAGCAAACCAAGTGGCAATCTACAAAAGAAAAAACGACAGAACGAACTACTGGTATATCGACTTCATCGGCGCAAACGGCGAGCGAATACGACGCTCTGCTTGCACCGAAGACAAACAAGCAGCGCAAGAACTTCACGACCGTTTAAAAGCTGAATCATGGCGTATCAAAAATGTAGGCGAGAAGCCAACTTACACATGGGAAGACGCAGTGGTTCGGTACTTATCGGAACAATCAGAAAAACGCAGTTTAGAAACCGATAAATTTCATTTACGCTGGGTTGATACATTTTTGCGTGGCAAGTCTTTAAATGAAATCAACAAGCAAGTCTTTGATAAATTGAAATACGAAAAATTAAAGACAGGGGTTTCAAATGCCACAGTTAACAGAATGCTTGCGACGGTGAGAAAGATTGTCAACGAAGCGGCTAACGAATGGGAATGGTGCGATGCACCTCCCGTCGTTAAGATGTTAACAGAGCCGCAATCGAGGGTTCGGTGGCTGACACACGCTGAAGTCGATAGGCTGTTGGTTGAATTGCCTCAGCATATCAATGTCATGGTTAGATTTTCATTGGCAACTGGACTTAGAGAACGGAACGTGACGCATCTGGAATGGTCACAAATAGACATGGATAGACGATGTGCGTGGATTACTGCCGAACAGTCTAAATCAAAGAAGGCTATCGCCGTGCCACTGAATACTGACGCATTGGCTGTTTTACGCGAACAGCGTGGCAAACACGAAACCAACGTATTTGTGTATCAAGGTAATCCAATAGAAACGGCTAATTCCAAAGCGTGGCGCAAAGCGTTAGTCAGAGCTGGAATTGAGGATTTTAGATGGCATGATTTACGTCACACATGGGCGAGTTGGCACGTCCAAAATGGCACGCCTTTAAATGTGTTGAAGGAATTAGGTGGCTGGGCTGACTTATCGATGGTAATGCGTTATGCACATTTGTCTAGTGAGCATCTTGCAGAATACGCTACTAATTCGGCTCGGAAAGTGGCAACGAATGTCCCACATTTGTCACATCAGCAAAAAATGAGACGGGTTAAATAGTTGTAACCCGTTGATTTAATTGGTCGGAACGATAGGATTTGAACCTACGACCCCTTGTCCCCCAGACAAGTGCGCTACCAAGCTGCGCTACGCTCCGAAAATTTTTTAAAGTCTATCACAATTGCTT